ACGGCAGAGAATGAATCGGCATCGGCTGAACTGATCCAGGAGGTCTATGACTACATCGAAAGCCAGCGGCCTATCGGTGCGACCGTGACCGTCGTTTCGCCGGCACCATTATCCATTGATTTGACGGCAGATGTCTATGGCACAGCCAGCCCTGATGCCGTAAAGGCAGCCATGACAGCCTATCTCAAGCAGACGGGCTTCACGCTTTCTTATGTCAGCCTGGCCCAGATGGGGAAACTCCTCCTTTCCATCAGCGGCATTACGGATTATAAGGATTTGAAGCTTAATGGAAAAGCGGCCAACGTGGAACTGACGAACGAGCAGATTCCCGTGGCAGGGAAGGTGGTGCTGAACCTTGTCAGCCAATGACTGGATGCGCCAGAGCCGGATGAATATCCTGAAGTATTTGCCGAATTTCTTATCCAAAGACCCGATGTTCCACTGCGCGGCAGAAACCTGCAATGAGGAGCATGACCGTCTGCGCCTGGCTCTGCAGGACCTGGCGGACAACTTCTTCGTGAACACCGCCACCTGGGCGCTGCCGCTTTATGAATCGTTCCTGGGCATCAAGCCCGGTGACGGAGATAGCGACGAATTCCGCAGGCAGCGGATCCTTTTCAAGCTGCAGCACGTGGATGTGTCTACGAAAGATTTCATGAACTCCATCATTAATCTCTACAGTGCCGGCCATATCGAGGAAGTCAATGAGGAGTATTACTTCAAGGTGTACTGCATCATGAACGACAAAGATACCACGACCTTGCAGAAGCTCATCACGCAGCTCAACATCTACAAGCCGGCCCATCTGGGATACGCCATCTACCTGGGTTATTCCTGGAATGGCAAGATTCACTGGAACGGAGAAGCCACCTTCTCGACGGCAACCATCGTATCCCAAAAAGGAGTGATGACAAATGGATGATTACAGCAAAGAGAAATGGTCTGCCGACTTCCCGGACCGTGCCGGACAGGAAGTCCGGCCCACAGAAGCTGTGGAGAATACGCTGGATTATGACGTGCTTTTCCCTCAATATCTTTCAGAAGACCCGGTCGTCTTCAATCAGCAGAACAAGACCGTGTCCCAGCTGGTCAGTAATGATGCCCGGCTCTATGAGCGGATTTCCGCTACGGCAGCCGACATCAATGCCCATCTGACCGATGCCAAGGCCCATGCCAGCGGCATCAGCGGCAATGCGGCCAGTGCGTCGAAGCTGCAGACGGGGCGGAAGATTCACCGGGTTGTCTTTGATGGCACGAAGGATATCACCCTGCCAGATTTCAGCGGTTGCGGCGAAAAGACGGCAGGCCAGAGCGGCATGGTCCCGTCACCTTCAGCCGGGAAGCTGAATACCGTCCTGCACAGCAATGGCAGCTGGGGCAAGGTCACCTACGCCGATATGGACGAGGAAGCCGTGGCTAAGATTCAGGCCTGTCCGTTCCCTGTCAATGCCATCTATATTTCCGCAGACGGGAAGAATCCGGCAACGTACTGGCCGGGTACGACCTGGGTGGCCTTTGCCATGGGCCGCTGCCTGATTGGTGCCGGTACGGCAGACAGCGGAACCATGTACAAGGCCGGGGACAAGCTGGGTGAGGAGAAGCACAACCTTACGATTCCAGAAACTCCGGCTCATGGCCATACAGTCGGAGACAGCGGAAATCATCGTCACTGGTCCTGCGGGTCATTGCCGCGCAACTTCCAGTGGGATGCCTGTGAAGGCAATGATGCACCTGTTGCCGTAGGTTATGGCGACGGTTGCTGGCATGGGAATCAGGTGGACGGGCATACCTCCTGGGATGGGAATCATTCCCACAGCCTTTCCCGGACGGGTGGTGGCCAGCCGCACAACAACATGCAGCCGTCCATCGTCGTGTACATGTTCCAGCGGACAGGCTAGGAGGTGAGGAATATGGCTGAATGGTTACAGATGGCCGCATCCTTGGTATCGGTCCTGATGCTCTGCGGCGTCATCTTTAATTTCAGCGTCATCAAGCCGCTGAATGAATCGGTGCGGAGCCTCCGGGACTGTATCGCAGAACTTCGCCGCCAGCTGTCGGATACGGAAGCCAAGCGGCAGAAGATGGCGGAACGGCTGTCCCGGGTGGAAGCCCTGGCAGAACATGCCCACCGCAGACTGGATGCCATGGAACAGCGGCAGCCGGAACAGGGGGGATGGAAATGAGCTTCTCTGTAGTGCAGAACCGGATCCGCCTTGTGAGGGGTGATTCGGCAGAAATCCGCCTGGTCATTTGCGACCGTGTGACGGGGGAACCTTTCATCCCTGGAAAGCACGATGAGCTGGCGTTCACGCTGAAACAAAACTTTGCCGATGAAAAGCCTGTCCTGACCAAGACACTGGAACAGGGCATCCGGCAGGAAGGGGCGGCGTGCTTCCTGGTTTTCTGGCCGGACGATACCCGGAACCTTCCCTGCGGCCGTTATATCTATGATGTGGAGCTGGTGCGGGAGAACGGATACACCGATACCCTTATTCCGCCCCGGCCTTTTTTCCTGGAAAGGGGCGTGACGGACAATGGCACATAAGGGGAACAACCTTGTCGGCATTCTTTCCATGCCCCAGGCCCCTTCCGGGGACTTTCAGGAAAGATGCATCGTCCCATCCGACGAGGAACAGGTCGTCACCGCTGACAGCGGTCATGCGGCCCTTTCCCGGGTGACGGTAGCTGCCATCCCGTCGAACTATGGCAGAATCAGCTTTAATGGCTATGAGTTGAAAGTCGAGTAAAGGAGCAATCAACATGGCGAAAAACGTAAAAATCAATTCGGTCGTGTATGCGGAAGTGCCGCAGGTTTCCATCCCTTTGGCAGAAGGGCAGGGGACAGCTGTCTTTTATGATACGACCGGGGCTACGGCGGCATCGGGCGATATCCTGACGGGGAAATCCGCTTTTATCGGGAACGGCTTCGTCGCGGGTTCCATGCCCAATAACGGAGCCATCAGCGGCAGTATCAGCAAGGCCGATGGCACGTATACCATCCCGGCCGGGTTCCATAACGGCAAAGGGGCAGTCCGCATCAGCAGCGAGGAACAGGCCAAGCTGGTCAGCGGGAACATCAAGTCCGGGGTGACGGTCCTCGGCATCAGCGGCAAGTCCAGCGTAGTCGATACCAGTGATGCCACCGCCGCCGCGGGGACGATTGTCAGCGGTAAGACGGCCTACATCAGTCGGTCATTTTTTGCGGACAGTTCATACATGCTATCCTTTTCTGTTCTCTGCTCCTGCGTTTGCTCTCGTTTGATTTCTCCCTCCGTATCTTCTTGGCACAAGCAGGACAATACCTTGATGCACCAGAGCCCGGGACATATTCAACGCCGCACTCACGCAGCAGCTTTTCCTCCGCTTCTTTCCAGATACGCCATTTCCTGTCCTCCCGTCCGTGGTTGTATGCCATTCTTACTTCCTCCAATCAGAATTGATTGAGAGGGCAGAGAAAAGCCCCCTCATCTTCCCAAAGGAAAAAACAAGGGGGCTGAACGCCTTAAATTTTAATTTTCTATTATCTTTCTTAGTTTTATTAGGATTCTGGCTTTGCGTTTGTTTACAACGCTCTGGGTTATGCCCAACCTCGCCCCGACTTCACGCTCGGAAAGTCCGTCAAAAAAGATTGCCTGTATCAGCTCCTGTTCACTATCCGACAGCAAAGGCAGGGCGGCTTTCAGCCTGTCCACCATGACCGCATTGACAACGGTTTCTGCAATGTCCACCGCTTCATCAGTGATAAAGTCCAGAGGATTCCCCTCGCTGTCCGTAAATCCGTCGAGAGATAGCAGTCTATTCTTTGTATCTAATTTTTGCAGATAACGCCACCGTTCCTTGTCACGGTAGAAGTCTGTGTATTGCTCCCTCACGACTTCAAGCAGACAGCCTTGAATGGGGATAAACAGCTTGTCCATATAGGTCTGGTCGGATTCCCTGCAACGGCAGAACTCCGTGTAGGATAATTCCACATAGCCGCCACTTTCTCTGATATATACCTTTCTTGGTGCATATTTCACCATAAATACCTCCCATCTGAATTTTTGAAATGTAAAAAATCCAGATGGAGAGGCGGAGAACGACACCGCATATCAGAAACAGCCCTACGGCACTTTCCAACAAAAATCGACAAAAGAAAAACCGCAAAGGCTCTGTGACCTTTACGGTTATAGGAAATAGTAATTCTATTGTATGGAGATTGTACTTCTACTTTCAAGGTGAGAAGTACCGTTGCACTGGCAGAAATTTTTTTAACTGGTTTCCTGCCGTTCTCTGATATGCTATGTATTGATAAATTTTGCTTCGTATGAGCAGATAGATAACTGCCCGAAAAAAGGACATAAAAAAATCCCTCCAAATTTAAAAACAAATTCAGAGGGTAATTTAGGGTATAACAAAATAACCCACCCGAATATCGTTTTTTTTATTTGGTGAGTTTGTTCTTTCAAATACGAAACAAAAAGAGCCGATGATTCGTGAATTGTTCCACAATTTCATCGGCTCTGCGTCTTAAGCGTCTGGCTCTTTGATGACAGTTATCTTCAAGTTGTCAACTTTAATCAATCTTTCTTGTCTGCATTTTGGACAATAAAGGGGATAATTCTCCAAAACAGTGTCCTTCCTAATTTTATTACGGGTTTTGCTCCCACAAACAGGACACAATATCCATTCGCATTTCATCATAATTAGTCTCTAATCCTTTCAAATCTCATTTTATATGACTTTTGCAAGCTGTTAAGCTAACTTGTGGAACATATGCCGAACCTTATCTATACGGCTATTCGGGCGGCGGGGTTGGCAAATAAATTTACCAATAGCTGGCTGGTATCCTTTTAACTCTGTCAAGCAGACTCCCTGCCCATTTGTGAAATAAGTTAAATCGTTCCTGTATTCTTGAATACATCTAGCAGGGATTTCTCCTTTCAGAATGACCTCGTCATTCTTTATCTGAGTACTTACAATATCTGCACAATACCTTGGAGCATCATGATACGCCCGTGAGAGATATTCCTGCGGTGCATAAATTTCAAAGTGGAGATATGGCTCTAATAGTTCTGTCCCTGCTTTTTTTAAAGCCTGCTCCAATACGATAGGGGAAAGCAGCCGAAAGTCTGCGGGGGTACTTACAGGACTATAATACAATCCATATTCAAAACAGATTTTACAGTCTGTCACTTTCCATCCATACAGCCCCTGCTCGCAGCCATAAAGAACCCCCTCCATAACCGCATTTTGGAACGATTGATTTAAATATCCAAGTGAAACTCTGCTTTCATACTGCACTCCGCTTCCAATAGGGAGCGGCTCTATGGACAACCCGACAGAAGCCCAGAAAGGATTTGGCGGGACTTCTATGTGGATGGTATATTCTGCTTTTCTAAGCGGTCTTTCCATATATATAACAGTAGGCTCTTTTATTTCTGCCTCCACATGATATTTTTCCTCAAGGATGGCACAAATGACTTCCATCTGCACATTCCCCAAAAAAGAAAGTATAATCTCATGCGTTGTAGTATCCACATAATATTTTAAAAGAGGGTCGCCATCTGAAATTTCTGTAAGTGCCCCAAGCAATATTTCCCGCTGTTCAGATTTCTTTACTGCAATCGTTGTTTGGAGCATAGGGAGAGGATTTTCAATAAATTTTCTCTGCGGCAACAGCATTTCGTTCCCCAAAATACTGTTTAGCTGCAAAACATCATTTGGTAAAATTACAATATCACCAGAGCAGGCTGTATCGGATGAATATAATTCACCGTTTGTCGGAACACACATCTCTGTGATTTTTATTTTCTCTTTTTCAGATATTTTAATAACATCCCTCAAATGCAATGTTCCGCTATATATACGCACATAAACAAAACGCCGCCTTTTCTCTGAATATTCAATCTTAAAAACCTGCCCGCATAGTTCAGATTGACCTTCAGGCGTTGATGAATAAAACTTACTGGCAATCACTTCTATAAGCTGCCGAATCCCCAGATTGTTTTTAGCACTTCCGTGATAAACGGGAAATAACGTTCCGTTTTGGAATCTCCTGTTTTCTTCCTGTTCCAGTTCTGACATTTTAAACGGTTTCCCTGACATATATTTCTCTAATAGTTCATCGTTTCCCATAATTACCGCATCCCACTGTTCCATATCGTCATTGTCCGTTACATTTATATGGGGATGCTGCCCAACCTTTTGCTTCACTATAATTTCCGAAGAAAGCTTTGCTTTCATTTCTTGATATACCATTGGCAAATCAATCCCCTCTTGGTCAATTTTATTGATGAAAAAAATTGTCGGAATCTTCATTGTCTGTAGTGCATGAAACAGTATACGGGTCTGTGCCTGTATGCCATCCTTTGCAGAAACTAATAATACTGCTCCGTCTAATACGGATAAAGAACGGTATACTTCCGCCAAAAAATCCATATGGCCTGGCGTATCTATAATGTTGACTTTTACATCCTCCCACTGAAAAGATGTCACTGCTGTCTGGATAGTGATTCCCCTTTGACGCTCCAAATTCATTGTATCTGTCCTTGTTGTGCCTTCATCTACGCTCCCTAGTTCTGCAATTGCACCACTGGTATACAATAAACTTTCCGTTAATGTTGTCTTTCCTGCGTCAACGTGAGCCAGAATGCCTAAGTTAATTATTTTCATGTGATTTTCCTCCTATCAACACCCAAAAAAGGGCATAAAAATACCCAGTGATAAATACTCCTATCACTGGGTAAATAACTCCAATAGCCCCAAAACACTTATATGTTTTCGGGCATATAAAATTACATGATAAAAGTATTCTTAAACTGGGTACAAAAAACTAAGCCCCATATTAAAAGTGAAACGGGACTGCTACTTTTTGTTCCCACTATCAAATTGACAGTTTATTTAAGAATACCTTGCCGCATATTTATTAACTCCTTGTATAATACTGAATCTAATTATATTCCTTAACCCTTTATTTGTCAAGCTGACAAACTAAAGCAGAAAAAGCGGCAGGATTTCCCCCTGCCACTAATCATCTGTTTATGCAAAAATAATTTCCTTTTCCACAATCTCCCTCGCACAAGCCCTTATGTTATTGAGGCATCCTGTCCATTCTAAGGCGTTTTCTGCCTTTAGCTGTTCCGTTATGCCCTGTGCCTGTTTCATACCCTCTATGAGCCTTTCAAAGCGTTCCTGTGCCTGTCTGTTGATGTCGGCAAGGTAGGCGTTTAGCCTGCCGCTTGTAAGAAGATTGGTGTATGTAACTTTACGGTACTGTTTTAGATAATCTAAATGCCGTTGCCCCCAGATGCCTATTGCCTGTTCTTCTTCGGCGGGTACAGTTAAGCACGGTATCAAATAATCCCCTTGCCTTTCGTATTTGCCGCCCAGTTCCTCAAATAATGATTTTGCCATTGTCTGTTACCTCCACATTCTTTTTTATTTTGAATGTCCGCAAAATCCGTCCTACATCAGATGGACGATGTGCAGGCTCCACCCATCGGCACCAAGGGAACGGTTACGGGTGTCGATGATACCGGAAGCCTTATGGTGAACTGGGATAACGGCTGCGGCCTGAACGTGATCTACGGCATCGACCTTGTCAGGAAGGTGGTGGAATGAGATGGATGAAAAAGTAAAAGAACAGATTCTCGCCATCCGGGACACCGGCCTCACGAATATGTTTGATGTAACCACTGTCCAGCGGCTGGCCTACGAGAGAGACTTCTACGAGCTGGTTCTTTACCTTGAGGATCACCGGTCAGAATACGCAAAATTTATCCTGACCGGCGAGGCGTAAACTACACAATTACGGCCTCGGATATTCCCGCAGGATTGTCACATATATTCTCC